AGCTGCGCCGCAACGGCCCCGGTGCCGACTGCGGCCCCGGGACGGCATTGCCGTAGTCGGGCCCTTCGTTCCCCTGGACGGGCTAGGCTCGTCGCGGCCCGTGCCGGTATGGAGTGTGCGGGAAAGGCCCCGGTCCCCGGTGACGGGACGCAGTACGTCCGGGGCCGCACAAGCCCCGAACAGCCCCGGTAGGTCCCCGAGACCCGCCGGGGCTTTCTTGTGCCCGCAGCGGGGCGACCAGCGGGCGGAGCCATGACGGTATGACGGTTAAGGGTTGTTCTCGCATTACACATAAAAAATAAGAGAGAAACCCAAGACGGCATCCAAACCGCCATGTCGTCATGGGCCGGGCTCGGGAATCCCTCCGTCCCTACTACTTCCGGAAGGGGACGAGAGACCAGCGCCCGAGCGGGTGCCGGGAATCTCTCCGTCCCTACTACTTCCAGAGGGACAGGGATTACCGCGCACCCCGCTAGCCCGGAATCGGCGGACTGAGTGCCCGACCCTCACACAAGCTCTGCCCGTGCACCACGCACCCGCGAGGGTGGCCGCAGGGGTCGTGAGGCAGAGCGCGGGGAGACCACACCGCCCACAAGTAACCGCCCCTTGACCGGGGGTGCCGAACGGGGTTGCAAGCTCGTGTGGTCTCCCCACGGTGTCCGGACCGGCCCGAGCCGGCGAGGACGACACCATGCCCGCTGACCCAACGGCAGAGGTGCGCGGTACCGGCCCGGCTCGTCCGGGATATCGGCCGCAGAGTTCCCCGGTTCGACTCCGGGGGCGGGCACGTAACGACGAGCACCAGGACGACGACCACGAGGGGGCAGACATGCGCTGTATCGACTGTCCCCGACCGGCGACGCACCGGGGCCGCTGCGAGGAACACCACCAGGCGTACGAGAACCGCGAGCCGGTCCGTGCTCGGCGTGCTCGCCGCTCGGTGCTTGCTCGGGTGTACTCGGGGGCCGCTCGGCTCCGTGCGCTGGTCGGCATCCGTGGCGGTGCTCGCTGTGCTCGGTGCGGTTCGCTCGTCCTCGCGGACGGTGTGGACGTGGACCACGTGCAGCCGCTCGCCCTCGGTGGCGAGGACACAGACGGGAACGTTCAACCCCTGTGCCGTGACTGTCACCGAGGGAAGACGGGCGAGGAGAGGTTACTCTCCCTTCCTTCGCCTTCGGATGGAACATGCTGTACCTAGCTCTGCCAGCCTCACGACTGGTCACTTTCATCTCTCGGAGCGACACCGAACCTTTGTCGAATCTTGAGGCCAACCCCTTCAGCAACTGCTAGTGAGGCTTCAGTGATCACAGGGTCGATAAACCTAACCATGAACATTCTCCCCATGTAGGTTCCTGCGAAAACCCAGAGGTTATGCCCTGTTGCTTCATACGCGGCATAGGACAAGCCTAGATTGGCGGTCTGATGCAGAGCGCTCTGAAAAGTTTGCCACCCGCGTACAGGTGAGCCAAATTCAGGAATTGCGACTTCGTCCGAGAAGAGTAACTCCATCAGAGCGTTTTCACTCCTCCTTGCCCAGTCTTCGGTGTCGGCTACCAATCGACAGAAGTCCGTTACTGCCGCTTCCGCATCTCTGTCGTACCAAAAGAGGGGCAGACGTCGTCTTAGCTTCAGCGTGTCAAAATGGTGCGGGTCCATATCGCGCCAACGCTTGATTGGCCGTTTTGCGAGCACTTCTTGCTCGTCAAGCGTAAAAGCCAAATCAGTGGCCGTGACTTCAATAGAGATGACCTGAGGAAGTCGGGGAGGCCCCACGTCGATCATCAGAGATGCCGCGTGCCTCTGAACTCCTTCTGAGGGCTGCACGTCGTCAAGAATACTTTTGGGGTAAGGGCGGACGGGTACTACTGCTCTAATCACTGTCTCTTGGTAGCAGAGCCTTCTTAGATTTTCCGGATATTACCTTGCGTGGCCCTTCATATTCACTCAAAAGAACCCGGGTGTGCAGCGAAACCGCAGCAGGAACTAGGGCTTCAGCCATGCGACGAGACCGCTTCCCGCGGCTGTGGCCAGAGCTGCCACCAGCCATCCGGGGACACGCTGAATCGTCAAGTGCAGCCCGCCGCAGCGGAGTTCGATAGCTGGTGTTGGCTTCGCGTGGGTGCGGTTGTCTGCCATAGCTCCATCCCACACCAGTCCGGCACCGGGCGGGCAACTCTGGCACATCTTCGATGCGGCATAGCCGCTGATAACCGAGCACGCCCCCTGTCTGGAGGTGACCCCCTATGCCGCGCAGACCCCGCCCCCCTTGCTCTGTCCCCGGCTGCCCCGAGCTGACTGCCCGTGGTGGCCGGTGTGCCAAGCATGAGCGGGAAGCCACGGCACAGCGGGAGACCCCAGGGACGAGCGCGTACGGGCGACGTTGGCCGAACACCCGCCGCCGCTACTTGTACGCGCATCCCTGGTGCGTGCTGTGCAGCAAGCCGGCGACCGTTGCCGACCACTTCCCCGAGTCGCGCCGTTCGCTGGTCGCTCGGGGCGTGTCCGATCCGGACGCGTGGTCTCGGCTCCGTCCGCTGTGCACGTCGTGTCACAACCGCGAGACCGCGAAGCACCAGCCGGGCGGTTGGGCTGCCGAGCGGGTCCGTCCTCGCTTGCCCGAGCCCCCGACCAGGGGGTGACCCCCTCCCCGAGACGCGAAAGCACGGCAGGGAGGGAAAAAACTTGCATGGCTCATTAGATCGTTTCTGTGGAAAGGAGTGCGCCCGTGGCAGTGCCCGGACAGAAGCCGAAACCCCATATTCAAGCTGTCCGCGAGGGCTCTTTCCGCCCGGACCGGAATTCCGAGGGTGCGCGGTTCGCGCCGTTGGACCCCGTGGAACCTGACTGGTCCGAGCTGTTGCCGGGTGACTCCGCCGAGGACGTGCGCGGTAAGGCTGCCGATGTGTGGGCGAGGACGATTCCCGCCCTGGTGGTCGCCGCGGGGTTGACCGACTCGCAGCGTGAAACGGCCATTGAGTATTGCGTGACAGTCGCTCGTCTGTGGCAGGCAGAGCGGGAGCTTTCTCGGACCGGGCTGGTTGTCGAGACAGAGCGCGGGAACGTCAAGAGTCCGTGGGTGACGATTGCCCACCAGTATCGGAGTCATTTCCGCTCGCTGGTGGGTGAGTTGGGGCTTAGCCCCGCTTCGGCAACCCGGATCACCCCGCCGGAATTCAGCGGGGGCGACGATGGAGACATATTCGACTGAGGGACTGCCGGTCCCGCTGGACGCGCTGCGGGAACTCGGGCTTTCCGAGGACGAGATAGCCGAAGCGTGCCGTTCCCGCCCCCTGGTGGTGGCTGCGCAAGCGGCGGACGCTCCGGGCGCATTCTTTGACGTTCCGTCCGCCCGCCGAGCTATCGACGCTATCCAGAGCTTCAAACACACCAAGGGCCGTTGGGGTAACGCGCGGCTACGGCTAGCACCCTGGCAAGTGGTGTGGGTGATCGCTCCCATATTCGGATGGCTCGCCTATGACCCCGAGTTGGGGCGTGCGGTGCGCGTGGTCCGCTCGGCGTGGGTGGAAGTCCCGCGTAAGAACGGTAAGAGCACGCTTAGCAGTGGTATCGGGCTCGTCCTGTTGCTGGCAGATCGGGAGATAGGCGCAGAGGTTTACGCGGCTGCCGGCTCACTGCCACAGGCAGAACGTGTCTTTGATGACGCTAAGCGCATGGCGCTTACCTCCCGCGCTGTACGGGGCCGCGTGGAAGTGCTCCGCGGGCTCATCCGGGTTCCGCGCACGGGCGGTATCTTCCGCGCACTGTCCAAGATTGCCGAGACCGCCCACGGGCTCAATGTGTCCGGCGCGATTGTGGACGAGGTGCACGTTCATAAGCGGCGTGACCTTATCGACGCTATCGAGACCGGGACGGGTGCGCGGGACCAACCCCTGATTATCTACATCACGACTGCTGATGAGGGCGTGGAAGGGTCCATCTACGACGAGAAGCACACCTATACCCGGCGGGGTGCAGACGGCATCGTGAACGACCCCGCGCACTACGGCGTCATTTGGGCTGCCGAGGAGAAAGACGACCCTTTCGCCGAGAGCACATGGCGCAAGGCGAATCCGGGACTCGGTGCGTCGCCCTCGCTCGCGTACATGCGCCGCGAAGCCAACAAGGCTCGCAGTACCCCGAGTTACTTCCCTACGTTCTGCCGGTTGTCTCTCAATCGCCGGATGCGGGCTGCCTCGCGGTGGCTGCCGCTCTCGCTGTGGGACGAGAACAACGGGTCGGTCAATGACAAGTCGTTCCGGTACCGGCGGGCATGGGGCGGGGTGGACCTTTCCGCGGTGTCCGACCTTTCGGCGTGGGTCCTCGCGGTTGAATCCCGCGTGCCTGGTGTCGAGTTGGAACTAATCTCTCGGTTCTGGTTGCCCGAGGAACGCGCGGATGAGCTGGAACAACAGCTACAGGTCCCGATCCGGCAATGGGCTCGGGACGGGCTGATCACGCTTACCGAGGGCGACGCCATCGACTATGGCGCGATTGAGAAACAGATCATTGCGGACTGTCGCCGGCTGGACGTGCAGCGAATCAGCTATGACCGCATGTTTGCGGGACAGCTCGTCCAGCGCATCGAACAGAAAACCCGTGGTGTGGACGTGGTGCCGGTCGCGCAGACCTATCTAGGCATGTCGCCCGGCTGCAAAGAGCTGGAACGGCTGTTGCGCGAGGGCCGGATACGCCACGGCGGCAATCCGGTGTTGCGCTGGAACGCTTCCGTGGTGGAGGTCTACCGGGACGGCAACGACAACATGCGCCCGGTGAAACCCGACCGGGACAAGTCATCCGCCCGCATCGACGGGATAGCCGCTGCGGTCATGGCACTTGACGGATACGTGCGCAGACCGCTGAAACGTCCTCGCGCTGCTAGCGCATGACCCCTGTGGCGGCGGTGCCACTCAGCCAATGTCCTTGAACTTGAAAAAAAGCGAGTAGTCCGCACCACCGCCGGTGAACTTCGCTTCGCGGATCTTGTTCCAGAAGTCGTCGAACCAGTCAAAATCATTCACCGTGAACGAAACAGTTCCGAGTTTGTCATCCTCGAACGTGTCTTCTTCCATCAAAGTGATGGTGAATCGCGTTTCCGGAACTCCAGGAGGGTGGCCACTATTAAAGAAGTTCAGATTGAACGACTCCCCCTCGCAGATCGACCAAACATCGGGCAAGCCCGGTACTGATGCGCGATGCCCGTTTATGATCATGTAGATCTCATCTGCCCCTGCCCCTTGGCTCGTTCGGTGGCACTTCAGGGACAGAAAATTCATGGCGAGCATACTTCTCACCCCACGGTTCACCTTTCCGATTCAACCATGCAGCTCTCATCTTAGTTCACCCCTGGCGCGACCGCATGAGGAGAGTTGGTGCTCTTGGCGACACATCAAGACTTGGAGGGCGTATGAGCGAGAGCCCGCTACAGATGACGGTCCGGCTCCGCGCGAAGATCGAACGACGCGAGAACTACGCCCGGAAGTGGTCGGACGCGTACGAGGGCAAACGCCCATTGCTGTTCGCGTCGCCCGAGTTCAACGCGCAAGCTGGCGGACTGTTCAAGGACTTTTCCGATAACTGGTGCGCGACCGTGCCGGACGCCACCGTTGAACGACTCATGCCCATTGCGTTCCGTCTGGAAGACGGGACCGTTGATAAGGCTGCCGGTAAGGCGTGGCGCAAGTCGGAATGTGACGTGATCAGCGGTGCGGGAACCTGCCGTGGTGCGAATGCCGCCCGTGATGGTCGCCCTGTCCCTCGTGACCGCCGCGCTCGTGGCGCTCGTGGCGACCGTCATGCCCGTGGTGGCCATCACGTTCGCGCCGGCCGGAAGGAATGTCGACGGTGTCGCAGTAGATGACCGGCCCCGGGGACGTGGGCGGTACGGGGCCGTCGGACCGCATGCCCTCGGTCTCGACGACCAGCAGACGCAGCGGCCCTCC